CTTTAGGTGACCTCAATAAGAAGAGTCCTTTAAGATATATATCTGAAGGTCATGCCAATGTTTATGGATCTTTTATTGGATTTCGTGCATCTCCTAAATCATCCGTCGAACCTTCACCTTTGAGTGAGGAATTGCGACCACATGGTTATGAAATACGTTATGGAGCACCTGTTATGACAGGTTGGGAACCTAAACGAAAGGCTTTAATTGAAATGGTTAATACAGTTGAGAGAATGGATGAAAATATTTTAAAAGAATGTTCGAATTCATTTCTCAATGATATTTTGAAATCTATTCCTCAAGGTGAATTAAAACAATGCATGGTTTACGATAATTTTACAGCTGTCAATGGTTGTGCTGGAATTTCGTATGTTGATAAGATGAATAGAAATACAAGTGCTGGTAATCCATGGAAGAAAAGTAAGAAATTCTTCATGAAATCTATATCAGCTCGTGGTGAAAATCTTGATCCAGTTGAATTTGATTCTGAAATCATGGATCGTGTTGATATTATTATAGAGAAGTATAGAAAAGGTGAAAGAGCTCATCCAAATTTCTGTGCACATCTTAAAGATGAAGCAGTTTCCTTCAAAAAGATAAAAGAGTGTAAAACACGAGTTTTCACTGGTGCTCCAGTCGATTGGTCGATTGTTGTTCGAAAATTCTTTTTATCATCTATCCGTTTATTGCAAAATAACAGATTTGTTTTTGAAGCTGCTCCAGGAACTATTGCTCAATCTCTTGAATGGGAGGAAATTTATAAATATTTAGTCCAACATGGAGAGAATAAAATTGTTGCTGGAGATTATGGAAATTATGATAAAGCTATGATGTCTACAGTTATTTTACAAGCTTTTAAAATCTTGATTAAAGTTAACGAAGCTTCAGAAAACTTTTCTCCTGAAGATATAAAGATTATGTATGGCATTGCTGAGGATACTGCTTTTCCTCTTATAGATTTCTTTGGAGATCTTGTAGGTTTCTATGGTAGTAATCCTTCTGGTCATCCTTTAACTGTTATTATTAATTCGCTTGTCAACTCTTTATATATGCGTTATGTTTATGTTAAATTATCACCAGTCCATTCATGTGCTCTATTTAAAAATCACGTTAGCCTTATGACTTATGGAGATGATAATATTATGGGAGTCAGTGATGATGCTCCATGGTTTAATCATACTGTTATACAAGAAGAGTTTGCTAAAGTTGGTAATGTTTATACAATGGCTGATAAAGAAGCTAAAAGTGAACCATATATTAATATATCACAAGCCAGTTTTTTAAAGAGAATTTGGAGATATGATTCTGATATAGGTGCATTTGTTTGTCCCCTTGACCATAATTCCATTGAAAAAATGTTAATGATTTGGGTTAAATCCAAAACTATCTCAAATCAAGAACAAATGTGTGCTATTGTTGCTAGTGCCGTTCGTGAATATTTTTGGTATGGAAAAGAAATTTTTCATGAGAAAAGTGAAATGCTTAAAAAAGCTCTTCACAATATTGGATATGAAAGATGGATTGAACCATCAACCTTTCCAGAATGGACCCAATTAAGGGAAGAGTTTTGGAAAGCATCGCAACATTTGG